CGTCGTTTGTTCATCATTCTTGAGAAAGCAATTGCAACGGCAGCCAAGTTCCAACTCTTCGAAATCAACGATGCGTTCACTAGAGCACAGTTCAAGAGCATTGTTGATCCGTTCTTGAGAGATGTTCAGGCAAGAAGAGGTATTGTTGACTTCAAGGTAATCTGCGACAGCAGCAATAACCCAGCGTCAGTTGTTGATCGTAATGAGTTTGTGGCAAGCATCTTTATCAAGCCGTCTCGTTCGATTAACTTCATCACTCTTAACTTCATCGCAACAGGTAGTGGAGTGAACTTCCAAGAAATTGGTGCGTAACGCATACATAACTAAGGAGCAAAATAAATGAACATCGACAAGTTCAAAAACGCAATTGGGGGTGGAGTAAGACCCTCCCTCTTCAGAGTAAAAGGTAACATTGGTTCAACAACCAGTCCCGATGTTCTTAGTTTCTTGGTAACCGCAGCACAACTTCCTGCATCAACGCTTGGAGAGATTGCTGTTAACTATCGTGGTCGCCAGATCAAACTGCCCGGATCCAGAACCTTCGAACCGTGGACACTAACAGTCCTGAATGATGAAGGAATGTTCCTTCGATCAAGGTTTGAAAGATGGATTGAAGACCTTAACGGAGCAGAGTCTAACATCGCACAAAGACCCATTACACTAACCAACGCAGTTGACTTCCCAACATGGTCAATTGATCAGTTGAACAGAAACGGAAACCCAATCAAGTCATACGAGTTGCTTTACTGTTTCCCAACATCAGTTAGTGCGATGGATCTTTCAGCCGATGCAGATGGTTTGTCTGACTTCCAAGTGACACTCAACTATTCATACTTCCTCACCAGTGGTGTAAACGGTATTCCTGTCGGAACCGCACCTATTCGGGAGTAAACTTTAGGGGAATAACATGCCAGTTGATTTATTCGGGTTTTCCTTTGGCAGGTCAAACAAAGGAAACAATGCAAGCAGGACACCAACTTCTCCAGCAGCAAGAGCGAACGTTCCGTCTTTCGTTTTACCTGACGTTGAAGATGCATACACCGTTGATGCCGGTGGTGTGTATGGCTACGGTATTGACCTAGACGGATCTCTCAGAAATGACAGTCAATATGTCTCGAAATACCGAGACATGTCAATGCAACCTGAGATTGAAAAGGCTATTGAAGACATCTGCAACGAAGCAATCGTATACGATGAGCAGAGATATCCGGTTGAAATTATTCTTGATAATATCAATCTTGCGGATAATGTTAAAGACTCAATCAGAAAAGAATTCAAGCACATTCTTCGTCTCTTGGACTTTAACAACAAGGGCTATGAAATCTTTCGTCGTTGGTATATTGATGGCAAGGGTTACTATCATATGATCGTTGACCCCAAGAATCCCAAAAAGGGTATTCTTGAAATGCGTGCGATTGATGCAGCAAAGATTAAGAAGATCGCGGAAGTCATCAAAGACAAAGATGAAAAAACCGGTGCAGCAGTTGTCAAGGGTGTAAAGGAAAAGTACATCTACAGAGACAAGCCCAATGAAGGCTCCGCGTTGGAAATCGCACCAGAGGCAATTTGCTATTATCCATCAGGCTTGTTTGATGCAAGTCGCTCGCGTGCGATTTCTTATCTTCACAAGGCGATCAAGCCTCTGAACCAACTGAGACTCGTAGAAGATGCAACTGTTATCTACCGTCTATCGCGTGCTCCAGAGCGAAGAATCTTTTATGTTGACGTTGGTAACCTTCCCAAGACCAAAGCCGAACAGTACGTTCGTGAGTTGATGAATCGATACAAGAACAAGTTGGTATATGATGCCAACTCCGGTGAAATGAAAGATGACCGGAAGTTTATGTCGATGCTTGAGGACTACTGGCTACCTCGTCGTGAAGGCGGCAAGGGAACCGAAATCACCACGCTTGATGGTGGTGCAAATCTCGGTGAGATGGAAGACGTTGAGTATTTTGAGAAGAAACTATACAAGGCTCTCGATGTACCGCTATCTCGCCTCGAAACAGATAGCGGTTTCAATATGGGTCGTGCGTCTGAGATCAGTCGAGACGAACTCAATTTCCAAAAGTTCATCAACAGACTTCGAAACAAGTTCAATACTCTCTTTATCAACAGCCTTCGTGTGCAACTTGTTCTAAAGGGTATCATCAACGATAAAGAGTTTTTCAATATCCTTCAAGACCTTCGCTTCGAATATGTTTCTGATTCATTCTTTGCAGAGAGCAAGGAATATGAAATTATCAAAGAACGCCTTGATGTGATGCGTGAACTCAGCGAGTACATTGGTGAATATTACTCACGCGAGTGGGCGAGGAAGAACATCTTGCGGCAGACTGATGCTGATATCAAGAAACAAGACGAAGACATAGATAAAGAAAGAGAACTAGGACTTCTTCCCGAGAAAAATGGAGACGGCGGATTCTAATGCAAGAACACATTGAACATCTTGACTTGATTCTCAACGCCCCAAAAGAGGTGTCGGTTTCATATACGATGTCAATTCTTGCATCTAGAGCATTGTCTAGACTCGATGAGGAAGCCAAAAAGCCTGCTCCCGAAACACCCGAAGATAAGCCTGAGAAGAGCGATGCCCTAAAGGCAGTCGAAATTGAAAAGGCAAAGGCGGATGCTAAAAAAGCAGAGGAGCAAGGAGACAAGGCAGACCCAACCCTTGATCCCGAGTATCAGAAAGAGTTTTACCTTACATCCTTTGAATATAAGGGCAAAAAGGTAATTCTCAAGAAAGTCGGAATGGGTGCTTCGGCTCCAGTGTCTGCTTATGTCAATGGTGAGCGAAAAGAACTATTCCTCACACAAGGACAAGCAGAGAGAGAAATCAAAAGGTTAATTGATCTTAACATGGTTAGCGAATCCGTCGTTGACACGATCAGATCATTTGGTTTACAGGGTGGTATCATCAAACACGATGATGGCACAGAAACTAAATTAGACTTTGATACTGCATCTTCAATCCTTGAAATGTATGATCATCTAAATAATAAGCATAAGGAAGCCTTTGAAAGTAATTTGAAATTATCGCATGAAGATGCGATTCAAATGATCGGCTTTTTCCAAGAAAGACTCAAAAGGGATCTAGTATGAGTGCCAACACAGTTATTGACGCAATCGTAAACAAACAGTATAACGCCGCAGAGGAGGCAATCGCTGATCTCTTGAAGGGTAAGGTTTCAAATGCCCTTACCGGACGCAAAGAAGAGGTCGCCAAACTCTTCGGAACAAACCTCGGTGAGGAGAAGACCGACACTGAATATGAAAAGTTCTTCGCAAAGGCAATGAAGAAATTTGGCATTTCCTCTCCCGCAGAACTAAAGGATGAGGATAAGAAGAGAGAGTTCTTTGACTATGTTGATAAGAACTACAAGTCTGATGTTGAAAAGGCAACCGGAAAAGATGATCCTGATGCGGATGACGACGAAAAGGTCGCACGCGAGAAGGCTGACAAGAAGGACAAAAAGTAATGCTACTGATCACTGAACATACTGAAGATGTGAAACTAATCACCGAAGAAGTCAACGGTGAAAAGGTATATCATATTGATGGTATCTTCATGCAGGCAGAACAAAAGAACCGCAATGGTCGGGTCTACCCATCCAAGATCCTCATGGATGAGGTCAAGAGATACAACAAAGAGTATGTGAAATCAAGTCGAGCAATGGGAGAACTCGGTCACCCCGATGGTCCCCAGTTGAACCTTGAGCGTGTTTCACACTTGATTAAAGAATTAAGAATCGATGGCAACGATGTATACGGAAAGGCAAAGATTCTTGATACCCCCTACGGTAAGATCGTAAAGAGCCTTATCGGTGAGGGTGTTAAGATCGGCGTATCATCAAGAGGCATGGGTTCACTCAAGCAAAAAGATGGCATCAACGAAGTGCAAGATGATTTCAGTCTCGCAGCCGTTGATATTGTCGCTGATCCTTCTGCTCCTAGTGCATTTGTCGAGGGCATTATGGAAGGCAAAGAGTGGGTGTGGGAAAACGGTATTCTCACCTCTAGAACTATTGACACTTACAAGAAGCATATTAAAACCGCTTCTAAGTCAGATTTAGAGGAAGCAAAGTTAGTCGCTTTCGCAGATTTCCTCTCAAAAATCATCAGAGATAAATAAGAAGACCATAAGGAGAGTAAAATGAGTCTCAACGACGCTCTAGAAACTGCGAAGGAAATCCTCGAACAAGCAACCCTTGACGAGGCTATGAAAGAGAAAAAGAAGAAGGCTGAAGGCGAGTCTGGCGAGGAAGTTGCCACTGCTCCCGGTCTTGAAGGTGGACCCAAGTCCGCAGATGGCAACGAACCAGAGGTTCCTGAGCCAACTGATGCTGACGCAAAGGACAAGGTTAAAATGAAGCCTTCCGATGCAACCGGAGATGCCGAAGAGGAAGAGGTTGAGTACGAGATGGAGGATGAGATGGAAGAGGAAGAAGAGGAAATGAAGCCCAAGAAAAAGGTCTCCATGAAAGAACACCTCGGAACTCTTTTCTCAGACGAAGATCTCTCCGAAGAATTCAGAAGCAAGGCAGAGACTGTCTTTGAGGCAGCAGTTGACCTTCGCATCGACGAGATTCGTTCTGAACTCAACGAGGAGTTCGAGGGTAAACTCGAAGAAACTAAGGCTGAAATGGCTGACAAACTTGATCAGTATCTCTCATATGTTGTTGAGAACTGGATGAAGGAAAACGAAGTCGCCATCGAGGCTGGTATCAAGACTGATGTAACCGAGTCATTTATGGCTGGTCTCAAGGATCTCTTCGAGACTCATTATGTCACCATGCCTGATGAGTCTTATGATCTCATTGAAGGTCTTAATAACAAGATTGACGATCTCGAATCTAAACTTAACGAGTCCACTGAAAAGAACCTTCAACTCTCCGAAGGTCTTGTCAAGGCTCAGTGTGAAGCCCTCTACGAGGCAGCCGCTAAGGATCTCACTCAGTCCGATGAGGCTAAGTTCCGTGGTTTGGTCGAGTCACTCGACTTTGATAACGTGGAAGACTTCAACGACAAACTTTCAACCCTCAAAGAAAACTTCTTTGATGGTGAGGAAACCGTGACATCCCCTCTCGTTGAGGAGATTGCAACTTCAGAAGAAGATGCACTTAAAGAAGAATCGAATGATATGTCACCGCAAATGTCCGCCTATTCTCAGGCTCTAACTCGGTCGGCAGTAATTCATAAAGCAACTTCGCTTAAGGACTAAGACAAAGGAAAGGAACCTAAAATGTCTGACAACCTACTCGTAGAAAATCTACGATCCAAGTGGCAGCCGGTCCTAGAACACGCCGACATGCCCGAAATCAAGGATGAGTATCGCAAGAACATTACTGCGATCATGCTTGAAAACCAAGAGAAGGCTCTTAAAGAGGAAACCATCTCTGGTGCTACTGGTCTAGCAACTGATGCCGCTGGTGGAATCGGTAGATTTGACCCCGTTCTTATCTCACTCGTTCGTCGTGCGATGCCTAACCTAATCGCCTACGATGTCTGCGGTGTTCAGCCCATGTCTGGACCCACTGGACTTATCTTCGCAATGCGATCCAAGTTCGGTCAGTCCAGCAGTGCAGAAGCCCTGTTCAACGAAGCACCCACCCTGTTCTCCGCTACTGCGGGTAACGCTGGTACTGGTGAAGGTGGTTTCCCTGATTCCGGCGGCACTGGTGACCCTCTGGGTAACTTCGACGGCAGAACTGGTGACGAATTGATCATCGGTTCTGACGGACCTACTCAGGGTATTGACTTCTCCCATCCCGGTGCTACCAGTTCACACTTTGAAGATGGTACTTTCACCACTTTCAACGAAATGGCATTCTCCATCGACCGTACTTCAGTCGTTGCGAAGACCCGTGCGTTGAAGGCTGAGTACACTTCAGAACTCGCTCAGGATCTTAAGGCTGTTCATGGTCTTGATGCTGAAACCGAACTGGCTAACATTCTCTCGGCTGAAATCCTTGCAGAAATCAACCGTGAAGTTATCCGTTCAATCTACTACGGTGCGAAACTTGGAGCACAGCAGGCTGATCTCAGGTTCGTTGCTGGTGTTACTGGTGCGTTCGGTCACGCTACTGGCAACATCGGCGGCATCTATGATGTTGACGCTGACTCCGATGGTCGTTGGAGTGCTGAGAAGTTCCGTGGTCTCATGTTCCAAATCGAGCGTGAAGCCAACGTCATTGCGAAGGAAACTCGCCGTGGTAAGGGTAACTTCATCATTACCACCTCCGATGTCGCTTCGGCACTCGCTATGTCAGGCTTCCTCAACCTCACCCCTGCCCCAAGCGGCACTCTCGAAGTTGATGACGCTGGCAACACCTTTGCCGGTACTCTGAACGGTAAGATCAAGGTTTACATTGATCCTTACTCCATCAGTGGTCGAGATTACGTCTGTGTTGGCTACAGAGGTAGCAGCCCCTATGACGCTGGTATGTTCTACTGCCCATACGTCCCGCTCCAGATGGTGCGTGCCGTTGGTGAGAACGACTTCCAGCCCAAGATCGGCTTCAAGACCCGCTACGGTCTTGTTAACAACCCGTTCGTGTCAGTGGCTGACCCGCATGTGGCTGGTGCAGAGCGTATCAACCAATACTACAGAATCTTCCGTGTCGTTGATCTTCACGGTGCAGACT